CCGCCATCGACGACGGGGACTGGTTGCTTACTCTCGCACAATCAGCGGGCAGGAGGGGGCGGGAACTTTCCATTGCTCGGGGGCGGGGGCGGCATCTTGGTCGCAGCGGGTGCGTTGACCTTCGATGCTCGGCGCCACGCAAACTGGCGAGTGTCCTCGGGCGTGTCGCCACTGGCGTCGTGCTTTTCGAACTCATCCTTGTTGATGAAGGACTTGACTTCGCCGTAAACGCGCTGCCCGGCGGGCACGTCGTCGGGGCGTCCCAGCCATGCAATGTAGGCCGTGCGTCCCACCAGATGCTGGGTGCTCAGACCGTTCTCTGCCATGTAGTCCTCGGTGATTCCCGAAGACAGTGCAACCCGCTTGATGGCTGCCACCATGCCGCTGATCTTCTTGCTGCGGGTCTGCTCGTCCATCGCCTGAAGAGCCGGAGCCATGTTGCCGTCGGAGTCGAACGGGCACGAGCCAATCTCACGAGTCACAGCACCGTTGGGGAACTTGATGTGAATGAAGTAGCTGTAGTTGCCCTGACGATCGAGAACACCGCGGTCCTCGAACTCGACGACCTCTACCGGGTAGTAGCCCGTGCTGGGAGGAAGGTTGCCAGTGCCGACGGACGCGGCGGTCTCTGCGGGAATGAAGAAAGACATCTTCGATCCTGTGGTTTTTTGGTTTTTTGTCGTTGTTGTTGAATCCGGTTTACTGCCGGAACAGCCGTCACTCGGACGGAGGAGGGGGTGCCTTGCGGCCCTTCTTCGCGGGCTTGGGTGGTTCAAGGACCTTGAAAAGGTTGTCGCTGCGCTGCTTCTGAATCACCCCTCGAGCGATGCCATCCTGCACTGCCCAACGAATGTGAAGCTGCGTGTCGCGTCCGCTGCCCTTGGCAAACTTCTGCGCCTTGTTGACCCCGGCGTTCACTGCGTCGTTGACGTCGCCGACCTGCACAGCTGCGGCGACATGGTCAGCAACTTCGTCCTGCCACTCAAGACCTGCTCGGCGAGACAGGCCGTAGTCTACGGCGCTCGCTCGTAGCAGCTCTCTGACGTTCGGCGGACTCTCCGCGTAGCCGACACCGTTGCGGTCACCTGTGACCCAGGTGCTGTCCCAGGGGTTGACGAACAACCCGCCCTTGATCCAAGGGTCTGGGTAGTCCTTGTTCACGATGGCGCGAGCGTTGAAGTCGCACCATGCAGGCACACGTACAACCTGCCCTTTGCTGCCCAGAGATGGGCCACCAGGAACAAAGCTGCCGTCCATCCCAGCCCCAGGTGCCTGCTCGTGAGCGACCATGAACACGCTCACGCCGATGTGTCTGGCCTTCTCAGCCAGTCGGAGAAGCTTGTCCTTGAGCTGCTGGTACGGCCAGAACTTGTCGACCTTGCCGCTGTTGGTGATCTTAGGGTTGTCCTGCCAGAATCTCAGGCTCGTTTCGCACAGTGCTGTCATGCCATCGACACAGACAGCTGGATAAGATTCCACGAGACCCTGCTGCTCGAGCATACCCATGAGGTCGAGCAAATCAACAAGCGTCCTGACAGGATGCTCGTAGACGGTGGGCTCAAATCCCCACTCGTTTTGTGTGACGCTCTTGATCGCGTTCATTCCCTCGCCCGGAATCCATAGGGCATTAGGGAATGCGCTTGCGACCATAGAGGTCTTCATGCGCTTGGGCTGGCCAAAGACCATGCCCATGACCGTGGCATTCGCCATGGCCGCCTCCAGTGATGTTGTTGTTGTGGTAGTGCCCCGCGGGGCTCGGCGACTGTAACACAGACGATCGAGCTCCCAGTGGCTGTTTGTCGTTTACGGTCGGGGCTGGTCCGTAAACAAGCTCTTGATCATTTCGCCATGCCTTGAACCAGCCTCAACGATGACTTCTCTTCAGCGATGAGACTCCAACGGTGCTGGTCATCAGGCGCGTGATTGCGTGGCAGGCTGCGAATCTGTCCGCCTGTGAGGCCAAGTTTTTCTGTAAGAAAATCAACGACTTTCTTCACGTTGAAATCCTTGCACGAAAACAAATCGAAACTCACGTGACCGCGAAGAGGCCAGGTATGAATGCTGGCGTGAGAGGTCGTGAGGATCACAGTCCCTGTCACACCTCCGTCGTCTTCGCCCGATGTCACCGAGGGATTGAGAGGGACAGCCACGATCTCTGCCGGTCGAAGAATCTGCATCCCCACCAGCTCTACAAGCTCGTTGAGCAAGTCACCCACGAGCTTGACGTCGTTGATGAGTCGCGCTTCTTGTGTCCACGCGTCGATGATTACATGCCTTCCAGTTTCCATGTCATTCACTCCGGGCCGTACTGGCAGAGGTCAAATGCTCCGCACTTGCCATAGCGGTGGTAGCAAACAAGTTCGTTCTGTGTCATCTGCCAATCGCCTTCAGTGATGAAGCCATTCTTGTGATTGACCAGCTGATTGCCCAGTGAGTGGGCCTTTGAGTAAATCTGCCGAGCCAGCTGCTCATCTCTCCAGGGCGTAGCGGGCACGTGCTGTCGGCTCACCGTCCAGGGGCTACGGCGCTGCACCAAGTTCAGAATGACACCGCCGAAGTCTTCGTATAGCTGCTGACCCATGATGCGGTTCACTGCGAACTGGCCATCCATCGCGTACTGCTCAGAGCGCTTCTTGCTGACGCTTCCGCCTGTCACCTTGTGATCCCAGATGTACGTGCGTCCGTCTGCACTGTGCTTCATCACGAGGTCGAAGCGTTTGGTCAGTTCAATGGGTTTCCCGTGCTGCAGTCCAGGCACACCAGGCACCGGCTCTTCAAGGCCTGGGCAGTCCAGCGGTTTGGCCTCAGCCAGGTTCTTGTCGAGCCACAGGCCGAACTCTCCGTCATGACTGTGGCCCAGTGTCAGCTTTGCTTGATGCTCCACCGCCACGACTTGATCGTTGACGTAGGGTTCTTTCTGGAGGTAGCGGCGAAACACGTCAAGCGTTGTGCCGATGTAGGGGTGAGCGTCCACTCCTTCGAGTTCTCGTCGCCGCACCCATTCTCGTACTGCTTCCTCTGGAGGCAGAAAGTAATCGGGATCGGTAACATGCTCTCCCTCGTACTCGAAGCCGCCCTGCGTGCATCCGAGCTGCGCGTAGTAGTGCGCCAGCACCGTATGACCCATCGAGCCGAGTGTCAGCGCTTCAGCATTCATGAACTGCTGCTGCTTGACGTTGATGATGAACCACAATCGGTCACATGTGAAAGATGGCCCCCAGAAGGACCATCCTGTTGTGCTTCGACCTGTGTCGATGAGAATCGAATCAGTCACTGCTGCTCCGGGGGGCTGGGGAGGGGCTGCCAGAAGAACTGGCCGATGCCTGCCAGGGAAAGCCACGACTCGTAGTTGAGCCACGCGCCATCGTCTTCTTGCTTGAGGCAGAGGATGTTGAACGTGTCGTGCTGCCACATGAGCACTTCTTCGTCGGACGGAGGCATGGCGCGCCGACTGTCGGTCCAAATCACTGCTGCTCCTTGAGCCAGTTTTCATGCGCCTTTGCGCACGCCCTGGCGTAGTTGATGATGTCGGCAGGAGTCTGCTCGACGGATGTTGCGATGACGCAGGCTGCCCCTGGCAGGTAGTTGGCCTTGCCACTCATGAGGTCATTGCGGATTTCTACTTTCTCTTCGATGTCGTCGAGGCGTGCTCCGGCGGCGACAGAAAGAAAAAGCATGGCGCACCCACAAATCACGATTGCGCAGATCTCAGTGACAGTCAGGTTGGTCATTCTTCTTCTCCGAAGAGCGCGCTCAACACCGACGCCTTCATGCGATCACGGTCGTCGATGCCAAGCAGTTTGTCGTCCATGCCCTGGTACTGCTCCGCAGCCAGGAACTCTTTGATGGGAGTGATTTTGTCAGCCAGGATGCCTGCGACCTTTTCGTCGTAAGACTTCCGAGCCAAGACCACCTTGAGCAATGTCGGTCGACCTCCGATGCGGTCGAACCTTCCCTTCCACTGCTCAAAGTCACCAGGCCGCCAGGGCAGCATAGCGAAGATGGCAAGGTCAGAAGTCTGCAGTCCATCAACAGACTCACCAAATGCCTGGCCTGTCCCGATGAGCAGACACGGTCCATCGTGCGAACGATACGCCGACACCATGTCCTCCCGGTCGCGGTCATCTGACCCGCCGTGTCCCCACCACATCGTAGGCATGCGGCCACCGAAGTTTTTCTGCTTGACCTCTTTTGCCAGTGCCTTCTCGACGTAGGCCGCCCAGTCTTCGCAGTCCTGTCGACGTGCTGTGAACAACACGACCTTGCCGCCACCACGCAAACCTTCGAGCACCTCTTCGATGACGTACTTGCGCTTGCGACTGGCAGCCTCCATGAGGTTGGCTTCGAGCGCACGCTCCTGGTCGAGCTCGCTGTGGGAAGCAAGCGCCTCTTTCTCAGCCTTGGCGATGACACGCTTGAATGCAGCAGGACGGTTTTGATCGGAAGGGTCAAGCCACACCACCTGCACTCGCGTTGCAGGCAGCTGACCGTGTGACTCTGTGTGAGTCACTTCCTGCATTAGGTAGGCAGCACGGTACTTGAGCTCGTCGATGTTGCTGCTGCCTTTGTCGTCGAGACCGCCGTACTCGCCTTCTTTCGCTGCACAGTATCGCTTGGCGAACGAGCCAAACCCCATGCCATACGACCCAGGTGCCAGCAAGTCCAGCTGACTCCACAGCCGTCGGGGTCGACCATCGTCCAGGGGTGTGGCGGTCAGACCCACGCGCAACTGAATCGAAGGCAGCCTGCTCACGTCCATGGCAGCAACCGCACGTGTTTCTCGCGTGTCGGTCTTGGTTCGACGCTTCTCGAACTCGACCTCTCCAGTGCTGTTGAAGATGGCCTTCCACCGCTTGGGTTGACCAAAGGTGTGGAGCTCGTCGATCACCAGGACCGAAGGCTCGAGCGCAGCGACGTCTTCGACGTAGTCCGGCAGAGACTGAGCACCGAACACGACGAAAGGTCTGTGCTCGACAGTGTTCAGGTAGTCTTGCAGAGTCTTGTCGCCGCGGCGCATCTGACCCCTGGGGATAACCCTGTGGGGAACTATGTTGGTGTACTCCTGCACTTGATCCCACCAGACCCTGCGTGCCTTGGCAGGGGCCACTACGCACACTGGCCCTGGACGAGTCAAGCTGGACAGGATGGCTGTCAGCGTTTTGCCTGCACCGCAGGGGTACACCAGCTTCGACCACGGGCGAGTTGACGCCCAGTACACGCCTCTCGCCTGATAGTCCGTGATGAGGTCGGCAACGAACGGCTTCACCTCTCCGGATTCAATCATGTTTGAAACAACCTGCCGCCCGTAGCTGGACATGGTGTCCATGGCATGGTCGTTTCCCTCTGGCCACGCGAAGATGTCGTTGACGCTGATGGCGTTCTCGATCCGATACGTGACTCTCGCTCCTGCCATGCCGTGCTCAAAGAGCCATGCGGCATTCAGCGGGACGAAAGCCTTGTAGTGGTCGTAGTTGTTGACGGGTTCAGAGGGATTGTCTCGCAGCAACTTCGTCATGCGATACCAGCGCCGGTCTCTTTCGAAGTGTCCGTAGGCGAGAACACCGGGCAGCTGGTCTTCGATCTTTGCGAGGATTGCTCCGACACGTCCTGTCAGTCGATAGACATAGTGAGGCTGGTCTTTGAGGGGAGAAAAAACACCGGTCATTGCTCCATCTCCTTGAAGTCCAGAGGTTGATCGAGGAGTGCTGCGACAGGACCTTTCCAGCCGCAGCTCTTTCGGTGGTTGCAGTAAGCATTGATCTGCCTTGTCGGGTCAAGCCACCACCACACTGACTCACGTCGACAACGTGGGCATTCAACCAGACGAACCGCGTCATCACTGACCACGCCGCCAAGAGCGTGCCCGAGCTCGGCGCGAGCATCGGGATCCAGATGAAGACTTCTCAAGCTCCGATAGTCTGGCGTGTCTCGCAGGTTCAGCGCGCTGGGCAGGTTGACCACGTTGTCAATCGGAGCCCACTTCAGAATGTCATCGACCTGCAGCAGAGGAGCGTCAACGAAACGGAACTCAAAAGCATGCTGATGTCCAGGGTCTTCCAGGTCACAGGCAGGCAGCACCCATGACCGAGAGATGTCCTTGCAACTCCTGTCGATGGTACGTCCGCAGTGCTCCTCCGCCCATCGCCACGCTGTGGTGTACTCGCTTTTGCTGATGTTCCGATCAAGCGGAAGCACCACGCGGAAACGATGACCATCT